GACTGACTGCTCATTTAGAATTTTTCGGTATTCATGCACAGTTGCTTGTGCTGTTGGAATGCTGCCATATTTTTTAACGATATACCGTTCAAGGGTACGTTGACTCAATGGCCAATCAAAGTTGGGATCAACGATATCATTGACCATATAGATCAGCCAGTCCAGCGTATAGTCTTCATATTCATTGAAAGCAATAATATCTGCTCTTTCGCCATCCTGCACGTTATAATCGTAGTATGGAGAGACAAAATTTTTGATTACGGCATTAAACTTATACCGCAGCATAATATTCGTTACGTTCTCCAGTTTACCGTTCTTTTTAATATCATAAGAAACTTTTGGGAAGTCTTCGAAATAAAAGGATGCCATTAGTAATTACTTTCTGTTATTTCGTCTTGTGTTATAATTTTAAGTTCAGTAAATTGTAGGCTGAGATTGACTGCAATAGGTGCTTTTGTGCCATCCACATCGTGGACTTGTGGACCATTAGGAAGATAATCGACTGACATTGAAGTGAGAACAGATGGACCCATGTTGAAGAAATACTCATCAGATTTACCAGTAACGAGATCGATATCGAATTGACCGGGATAATCGAAGAAATGACCAGACATTTTATATTTCGGATGCATCGCAATTTTAAATGCTTTGATAATGTCTCTCATCGTATTCTGCTCTTGAATGCTTTTGGGTGCAAGTTTGAACGCTAATTGGTGATTTCTAAAATTGACGTTCTTGAAGACCTGAGCCATATGTGGATTTCTTGCAGAACCAGCACCAAACATAGCCCCTTTAGCAGCCTGTGTCAATGCAGCAGCAGTACCACCACCGCCAAAAATACCCAATAAAGGTAATTTGGATAATGCTGCTGTAGCCCCTGCCGCTGCCGCTCCAGACTCTGTAGCTTGTGCTAGAAGATTTAATGCACCTCCAGCTATATTTTCATTGCTAGTATCAATCTCTCTACCAGCTCCAAATTTTGCAGCCTCCCTACCTATAGAACCAATTTCTCCTTGCTCATATTGAACTGCATATGCTGCCTGTAAGTTTTGAGGAATAGGTAGATAAATTATTAAAGAAGCACCAGCTTCCCCTTTGTTTTCAGTTCTGTCAAATCGATATTCCTTAAAAAACTCAAACCGAATAGCCTCATGACCAGATTTCAAATCTGTAGGGAAAACTAAAGGTCCACCAATGCCAATATTAGTACCAGAGTGCTTGAGTTTTTTAAACGTGTTTACTGCGTCTGATTTAAATGTAGCTTTGTTGAATTCATTATTTGGATCTGCCATATAAATATTCCTTTAGTAGAACTTATTTCATTTATTTATATGGCATATTCAGGCAAATTTAAACCAAGATACCCAAAAAAATACCGTGGCGACCCATCGAAGATTACCTATCGCTCATCATGGGAAGCACGGTGTATGAATTATTTTGATTTAAATGAAAATATAATCTGGTGGGCAAGTGAAGAGGTCATCGTTCCATATCGTGACCCATTTGGTAAGGTGCGCCGATACTTCCCTGATTTTATTATCAGAGTGAGACAGAAAGACAAAATCACCAAAACCATTATGATTGAGGTCAAACCAGAACACCAGAAGAACCCACCAAAGAAACAGACACGCAAGACGCAGAAATATATCAACGAGGTTGTAACTTATGCTACCAACCAAGCGAAATGGGAGGCAGCAGAAGAATACTGTGTTGATCGTGGGTGGGAGTTTAAGGTCTTAACAGAGGTCGATATGGGTATCAACTCATAGAATACCACCACAGTGGGGACAAGTGTTTGAGTTACCAGCAGCTTCTTTGATTGCCTTCTGAAGTTTCTTTGCTTCCTTGACCTGAGACTTGATTACTTCCTTACGACGTTCAGACTTAGCAAGAGCCAATTCTTCTTTCAGACTCTTTTTAAGTTTATCTACTCTTCCTTGAAAGACAGGTAGAAATGATTTAATCATTAGTTTATATCCTTCTATGGTTTACATTATAAATATAATATAACGTCAACCCTTTGTCAAGAGAAAAACGACATATGGCATCAAAATTCGACGATATTTTAGCGCAAGGCATTCGTGCTGGTCAAGTGCCTGCTCGCACACAAAGTGCAAGGGATTGGTTTAGAGATAAAGCAAGAGGGACCAGTGCCACGCCAGAGAGCGTTGTACGGGGTGAGAAAGCACGATATAAGAACCGTGTGTCTATGGGTAAGATGTATCTGTTTAGTTATGACGCAAAGACAAAAGCGACCCTACCCTATTTTGATAGATACCCGTTGATCTTTCCAGTAGATTCAGCCCCTGGTGGTTTCTATGGCATTAACATGCACTATCTACCATACCGTCTTAGAGCGCAGTTAATGGACGCTCTATACGAATTAAGTAGTAACAAGCGGTACGATGAGAGAACAAAGTTGAGATTGAGTTATGATATTCTGAAGGGTGCGTCTAAATATAAGCTATTCAAGCCTACTTTCAAACGCTATCTGTCAAGTCAGGTGCGATCAAGGTTTGTAGAGATTTCTTCATCCGAGTGGGATATCGCCCTGTTCCTACCTCTTGAGAGTTTTGATGGCGCTTCTAAGAGCAAAGTATGGGCAGATTCCAGAAAGATGGTGCGATAATGGCATTCAATATTAATCAGTTTTCATCTCAAATAGCTAACAAGGGCGTGAGTAAGGCATCACATTTTGAGGTCAGAATTTTCTTTCCCGATACACTTATCATTGGTGGTCAATTTGCGGGTGGTTTAGACCCAGAACTCACACTCCGTGCCGAAGCTGCTTCTATTCCTGGCAGGAACACCCAAACAATTGATGACGCAAGAGATGCCACAGGACCAATGAGGAAGTTAGGATATACTCCAATCTATGCTCCTATGGACGTCACACTGCTATGTGATGAGAGATTAAATGTCAAAGAAAAAATGGAATCGTGGATGGATATCATTACGGGTAATCACAGAGTTGCCGATAATGGAGAATTCAGCACGACGAAACCGTTTAATCCGGGCTATTATAATGACTACATTGGAACCATACAAGTTGTTAAATTAAATGAAACCGGACAGCAAGTCACGACAACGGAGCTATTGGAGGCATATCCGCTTTCAATAGCGTTGATGAATCTGAGTTGGGAAAGTCAAGAACTGCAAAAACTACAGGTTCAATTTCAATATAGATACTATAGACAACTACAACCCTCTCCAAATTTAAGAAGGGTCAATAAGGAAGACAAAAACTTTGGGTCGTTTGCGAGTAATCGTGAAGTACCAACCACTGGACCTAGAGGATTACCATCCAGCTTTTAAAAAGGATTAGATTATGGCTTTACCATTATTAACGACACCCGAATATGATATTGAGGTGCCATCTACAAAAGAGACAATCACTATCAGACCCTTTCTCGTGAAAGAAGAAAAGGTGCTTCTGACTGCACTAGAAGGTGGCGATGAAAAAGAAATCGTCAAATCTATCAAGCAGGTTATGAAAAACTGTATTCAAAGTGATGTTAAAATTGACACTTTAAGTTTTTTCGACTTTGAATATATTTTTCTGATGATGAGAGCGAAGAGTGTTGGCGACGTTATTGAACTGACCTTAGAACACCATTGTGGTGAAATGAACAAGGTTGGAATCGATATCAATAGTATTGAGGTAGAATTTTCTGACGATCATACCGATACGATCAAGTTGAACGACGATATTGGTATCAAGATGAAATATCCAACCATCTCGAATACCGATATGTTCACGGATGCTAATGACATCGATAAAATGTTTCAGATTATGGAAACTTGCATCGACTATGTTTATGACGACGATAAGGTATACGATGAGTTTTCAAAGAGAGAACTGAAGACCTTTATTGAAAGCATGAACAAAGACCAGCTAGAAAAGATTATGGATTTCTTTAATACCATGCCGAGTCTTGAACATAAGGTCGAATACACATGCACGAACTGTGGTGAGGTGCAGAAATATACGTTGAAGGGTATCTCTGATTTTTTTATGTAAGCCTTAGTCATGATAGTCTATTAAATCACTATCATACTAATTTTTCGCTGATGCAGCATCATAAATACTCTCTGACAGAGTTAGATAATATGCTACCCTATGAGAGAGAGATTTATGTGCAGTTGTTGATGAATTACCTTAAAGAAGAACTAGAAAAACAAAAAGCGAATCAATAATGGCATTACCAA